TTTCTAAATCATTAATGAGCTTTAAAATTGTTTTATAACTTTCGAGTTTAATATTAAATTCAATTTGATCACTTTCAATCATAGGCGAATCATATACAAATATCATTTTCAAATAATTAATTTGTTTTGTCATTTTTAAACCCTTTATCAATCATTTTTCCTTAAATAATTATCATAAAGCCCGTTATCTATTGTATTATCTATGTATTCAAAGTGCTCAAAGCAATCATTTTTATCTATAGTGTAACCTAGTTTTAAGCATTGTTTACATAAATCTTCTTTATCGTATTTGCTTGATTTTTTCCTATATTTATCTAAATCAAAATTAAACATTGACTGATAACTATCGTTAATATGCCATGTATTCGATAATAGAGTTTTATTTCTTTTTTCATATGATCCTATTAATGTATATTTCATTTTATTATTTTCAGCGTATAAAATAGCGATTTTTTGATCATCAAAGAATTTTTTTAAGTAATCGAAGCCACAATGAGCAATAATAAAAGACATGGCTCTACTATCTGACCAATTTCCATCAGGTAATTTAATATTTTTTAATTTACAAATCAATTCGATTTGGCAATTCCAAAAATCATCATTAACCGTGCCATTATGAGCAAGTAAATATTTACAATAACCATTTAAATTATTAACTCCTTTGAGATTTATTTCGAATGGGTGACATAAATCGTCACAATTTGTGACACCACTAGAGCTCATGCGAAAATGAATCATGATTGGTAATTTTGGCTTATGATCTTTTATTATTTTCATAATATCATTTGCATTTTGTTTTAATCCTTTTGAGTAAAATAATTTACCATTTTCAAAAAATGCTATTCCTGATCCGTTTTTATGCATAGATTCCATATTTTTTAAATCCTTTAATTTTGGATAATTTTTAGGATATAACGCAAGAATACACATTTTTAATCTAACTCCTTTAATATATCATTCATGGTGTTATTAACTATACTATCATTAAAAATTAAATCAGAATTATAATAGAATGCTTTGCTTAATTCTTTTACAATATCCGTTGTTTTAGTTTTTAATTCATTATAAAATTCATCAACATAATTTAACCATAAATTCAAATCTTTTATGCCCCATAATCTCTTTAAATCATTTAGTCTAAAAGTTATACCTTTTTTTGCTTGTTCCATTTGTAAAATGCTTAGATTTGGCATTTGTAGATCATTGTCAGTGAATAAATTATATTTTGATTGTTTAGAATGATAACCGTAATAATTATCACTTGCAAAAATTCTAGATTTAATTAAATTTCTGCTAGTTGTTATAATACCGTTTTTAATCTTTAATGGATTAACCAATTTAATATCATAGTTATAATTATAGTCATCATGCAAATAAATAATTTCATCTAAGTAATAGTTTTTAATTCGCTCTTGGTTTTTTTCTGACAATTCAAAAAAATGATCAGTATTAATTTTTAAAATCTCTCTGATAAAAATATTATATCTATGTGTATTTGATAACCTAGAATCATAATTTGAGCTGTAATTGTTATTAATATAATCATTATATCTGCTTTTTAATATTGATCTTTTGAATAATTGTTTTAATTCTTGTTTAGGATCAAATAGAAAAATCCACACATGATCGTTTTTTACTGAATAGCCATATTTTATATTATTACCTAGATTTTTTATAACATTAGTTTTGTTTAATTTTTTAGCCATTTCTAAATAATCGTCTATGAATTTTAAAGAGTTTATTACTAATCTTTGATATGTGTATTTATCATTCATAACACTGGGTAATCTACATTCAAAGGTTTTATGTTTGTAATATGCCCCAAAATTAAACATAAAATATCTAGATTCAAGTGAATCTCTGTTTATCAATTGCTTTTTACCGTTGTATGATGTTTTACAATAATTTTCATCTCCAGATAACCTTTTTTTAAAAACACCATTTGTTATTCTTGTTTTAGTATTGTTTGAATAAGCATATAAAAAATTTAAAAATTGTGTGTTAAAATCTTCATTAATCAAGTATCTATAATCAGATTTTTTATTTAATGAAAAATGAAAATGTGCCCCACAAGAATTATTAAATTTAATTGGGTAAGCAATAGAATGCAAAAATTGATTAAATTGTTTTAATGATGTTAAAGGCTCTGATCGGCATTCTTTTTCTGCGTAATATTCATCATCTGTAATCATTGAGCAATCTTCGTGATCTTCCTCACTTGCACATAAATGACATTCACGTGGATATAGTCCACTAATTGATCCATCATTAACAAAGTCTTTGATATGTGTAATGTCTCTACTATTCCAATAATCGTTAATTTCATCTCTTACAAATAAACCCTCTAATTCCACGCCTAACGCATGTATATTTTTAAAGATAATATTGAATGATTGATCATCTTTTGTTTCATCATATTTCATATCATATCTTTTACAAAGTTTGTATTTAATCTTATAATGATCGACACATGATCGACATATATTTATAATCTCATTTTAGCCGATCCTAGATTTAATAAAGTTCATAACATTATTAATAATTATTAACAGTCAAAATGAATAAGGAATAAGGTATAAGATAGATCATGGATCTTCTACAATACGAACGATACCTAATAGATCAAATCTTAATTCAATTAGAAATAATTGATAAGATCATAAGTGATATTTGATTATCACTAACTATTTTTTTTGTTAATTATTATTATTTATTAACATTCATTCAGCTTAACTTATTCCTAGATTAAAATATACTTTCCATACTAAGCTATAATATATCAGGCTCTTAGGTTTTAATCAATACATTTTGTAAAATATCCAAGTTTCACGCCTAAATCAAGTTATAGTTAGTCATGGCTAATCATGGCTAAGAGTGAGAGAATTATTTATTTAGAAAATGCGATCACGCCTGGAAATGCAAACATATATATTAGGTGGCCACCCCTTTGATCGATATTTGTGCCTGGATTTGTGAGTATATAACCAACTCACGCCTAAAAAAACTGATCGGCAGATCGCAGGTCACTCACATACGGACTAATGGTTTTTAAAGCCAAGAAAAAAGCCCGAAAACCTAGTTACACCACCCCGTTAATAGACATAGTTCATAGTTGTCAGGGTTATATATATTTGTTGGCAAATCCCAATAGGCACTATCATATGTCCTGTCATACCAATCTGCTTCATATGGTGGCTTGACTATGGCACTCTCTGATATATACTGTGGTAGTGTTATTATTCCAGATACTTCTTTACCATCTTCACATGCAAAGGCCATAGTAATTCCGAAGAATGAAATCACGCAAAGTGTTATCCATAGTATCAACCATATACTCATTATCAACTAAAGGGGCTTCGCCCCATATAACTGTTTAGAAAACGATAGAAAACTTGCTGAATGTCTTTGGTGTATTCTTGCTTATCACATGGTTGATAGTTAGTTGTATTTCCAAATCATCTAAGCCTCTTATTACCCGTAGAATGTTATCGTCAACAGGAACTTTCAGTTTACGCAAGGTTTCCTCTGCTATGAACTGTGTTCCGTCAGCTAGTGTCTTAGGATCATATCCACCCATAGTAGTAAGTATGTCCAGGTAGGCACGTAGATAGCCATGAACCCATGCTGCTTTTTCAGGGTTTGAAACTGCCATATTTGTGGTTAGTGTGTATGGTATATAAGTTATATTAATCTTCTACCCAAACCCATTTGCCCTTATTATTCAACCTTTTAGGCAGATTGGACTTGTTTTGCTCTCTTATCTGATCTAGAAAGAACATTTGATTAGCCAACATATATGTCAATTTTGTCCGTTCTGATCCCGTAGCAGATAGTAGTTTTTCCTCTATTTCAAGAATCAAATCCCTCTGTAAATCCTCATCAGGAAGTGCAAACTTCTCTTTCTTAAACCAATTCATTCCCATCTTCCTTTATTCCTGGATTCTTGCCATTTAGGTATATAGTAGCCAATGGCCAAACCACCCAAAAAATAGCCAAAACAAATAAGCGTAAAAACTAGGTCAAGTTGCATTTAAACCATATCCGAACAATCTATCTCTGATCCACAGTTCTCACAACGCCTGTGACAAGAAGTTATCCGTTTCATCTGAAAACCACATCTAATGCAGGTTTGCAGATAAAGCATCTGTTTTAAGCGATTTTGCAATCTCTATCAGTTCCTTTACTGTTTCCCTCTTAGAAACAAGGGTTATTGAGAAGTTTTTATTGTAAGAAGTAGTAGAATCATTCTGTTCTATGATTATTTGGTTGAATCCTGCTTCTGTGGGTGGCGAAGCCTCTTGTCGCATATCAGGCACTTTAGAACTTCCTTCTTCCACTTTACATCACAACACTCAATTTCATCATTTGTCATAAGGAATAGTGTTATATAAATGTCGCCCTCTAAGTAAGCATTTGTTAGAACAGAAGCTGTTATTTTTTGTAAATTTAGCACAAGCCAAACACTTTCTTCTGAAAGATGGTGTAGGTTTATTCTTATAAATACCATGTTTATAATCATATCTACAATTTCTACAAAACAGATTACCAAAAGGTATATCATCACTTTTACATAGAATACACTTTTTACTATGCATTTTCTTTATTATTTTGATTTTACATTCCATACAGAAATTTCCTCTATGTTCATTAGGAACGTATGGTATTTCTTCTTCACACATTTTACAAAAAATAGAAGCTATACGAATATTATATTTACCACTTTGGTATCTTTTAAGCCATGAAGAATACTCACTATTCCTTCTTCTACAATCAGTAGAGCAGTATTGTGAAAATACATTATGAGTAACTTTGGTTAGTATTGAATCACACCCTTTACACTTCCACATGGTTTTTATGTTATCTTTGGCACATTTATGACAAAATCTAAATCGCCATCTTCTCTTTGTTCCTGGTGTATTTTGGGCATCAATCCTATATTGGTCTAATTCATTTTCACAGTTAATATTAGCACATTTCATGTAATTTATAATATACTAGGTATATATATAGGTTGGCAGAAAAGGTTATATAACATGACTAGAAATGTAGAAGAATCAAATGATATAAAGAACAAGATAAGAGATTTATACATATTTTTTCACAAATCAGTAAGGGCTATAGCAAGTGACCTAAATAGTGACCAGGAATTTAAAAGAAAATACGGAACAATATCAGTAGCAGGAGTTCAATATCATATCAAGAAGATAAAGGAAGAATACGAGCATTATATAGGCGAAGATGCCATTGACAAATATACAGCAGAGTTTGTAAGATTGCAGAACTCTATGGATAAGGAATTGGAAGATGTAGATGAAATGATTACAAATACAGAAGATGAAGATGTAAAGATAAAGCTTATGAGGTTAAGACATGAAATAAGATTGGACAAGATGAAGATGTTACAAGACATAGAATTACCAATGGCAGTAAAAAAGTTAAAACTAGAAAGGAAGAAGAAGTATGACACCCTTAAAGTATTGGACATAGAGGAAGAAAATGCCTAAAGGACTTGCAGCAGAAGATACAAAGAAACTTATATTTGCAGAAGTAGATAGTGACAACACAATATCACCTGACAAGTTTTGGTGTGACAATTCTCTATCAAAGAGAAAGGATTGTTGTTTTTGGCATTTCATAGGAAGTCCAGAAAGAGATGATATTTACCACCCTGTTTATGAGCATGAAGATATAATGTTAAAGGAATTGGACAAGACTAAATGTATTGCAGTTTACAAGGCTACAGGACTAGGAGTTACTGAATTTATGATTAGGTGGATTATTTGGAAGTCATTGACTGATGATTGGTTTTTTGGTAAAGAAGCCATGATTGTTACAGGCCCGAATGTTGATCTTGCACAGGACTTGATATTGAGAGCAAAGAATCTCATAAGGGATAAGGTAGATTTTCAAGATGCAGGAGCTTATGAGTTTGTTGTAAACGGATCAAGAATTAAATGTTATCCATCAAACAACATTCACGCAGCAAGAGGTAAGCCACAGGTTTCAGTATTCTTTGGTGACGAAGCAGCATTTTTCAAGATTAGAGATGATAGTATTGTAAAGACTGTAGGCGAAAGATATATTGGTAAAAGTAACGCATGGGTAGTTTGGGTATCTACAGCAGGGGAAGAGCCTGCAGGATTCTTTTATGATATTCTAAATGAGAAGAACTCTATATACAAGAAACTAGAGTTCTATTGGGAGTGGGGATTAAAGAAAGATATAAAGACAAAAACATCATTATTCAACAAAGACTTTATAGAAAGTGCAAAACAGGCTAGAAGCTTTGGAAGGGAATACTGTGGTGAATGGGGTAAGAACGTTGGTGATATATTCAATGCAGAAGCATTAACACAAATCGCAGGTGATGATTTTAAGATTGATCCAAAGAATGATTCATTTGAAAGGGTTATGGCACTTGATCCAGGATTCTCATCTTCCAACTTTGGAATAGTAATAGCACAAAGACTGAACAATGTTCCTCACATAATATATGCAGAAGATTTCGAAAGAAGAAGTTACACGCAGATTTTGGACAAGGTAAAGAGCTTGGCAGATACATATAAGATAAGAAAGATAAGGGTTGACAGTTCTAGACCTGAACTTATCAAAGACCTTAGAGATTTACATTATGACGTAATTGGATTCAACTTTAGAACTATGGGAAAGGAAATGACAGCTAATGCTTCAGAGAAAGTAGGCAAGTTACAGGTAAGAATACACCCAATGCATAGGAAACTGTTTTCACAACTTGAAACCATAAAATACAATTCCAAAGGAACACCTGACAAGACAAACCATAATCCATTTGACTTGGGTGATGCCTTTCTAATGGCTTTATGGTATTTCAAGATGGGTGGTGGAATATCAGTAACAGTATATTAGAATACTTCTTTTGATATTAGATTAGCCATTGATATTGTATGCCTTTCTATTTGAAATTAGACCAAAAGACTTGGGCTTCGGGTGATTATGTCAATACAAACGCATATGCCTTAACAGGCACTATCTATAGTGATGAGGCATTATCTTCAGCACAGTCACTTTCAGGCTATACATTAAAGATTAAGATTTATCCAAAAGAAAGGCCTGATTGGTATATAGTATCAGAAGATGCAGAAATAGTATCTGCAGGTGCAGGAACTTGGCGATATAAACCAACGATCAACAAGATAGATATTCAGGGTGTATATAGGGTAGTAATACAATGTTCTGCAACAGATGAACGCATATCTGCTGTAGGAATAAAAGGCTCTGACGAACTCCTGGTAAGATCAGTTCCTACAATAACTTAGATACTTCTCTTTATTATTTTAATTAAAGAATGATATATGGTTAGTTCTAACGTAGAAGTTATAGGCTCTGCAAGTGGAACAAAGGCACAAAACGCAGAGTGGTTTGCAGCAGATTTAAACCCAGAAGCAATTTCAGGCTCTGAAGAAGCCTCTAAATTTAGAATAACAGTAGCAGTAAGTTCAGCAGTAGATGTTCAATGCACAGTAGATTCAGGCACTACATGGTTGAAACTAAATAGTGGTAATAATCTAGTAGCAGATGCATTATATATTTTTGACGTTCCCGTAAGATTTGACGATACTTTCAATATGAGAACTACAAATGGTAGTGGAACTACAATTAGATTGTGTAGAATCAGCGAAGTATCAATGGAAGGCTAGAATGGCTAATTATCCACCACAAGATACATCAGGTGTTGGATCAACAGTAGAGCAAATAGAATTAGCTGCAGATGCAGTAATATCTTCCAAGATTCAAGATGGAACTATAGTATTAGCAGATATAGCTAGTGCAGCAAAAACAGAATGTTTGATGTTAGCATGTTCTGACGAATCAACTACAGATTTGGCAGTAGCAACAGATGTTGTTAAATTCATTATGCCTTATGCATTTACTTTAACAGGTATTTCAGCAAGTGTCCAAACAGCACCTGCAGGATCAACTTTGATAGTTGATGTAAATGAGGGTGGAACTAGTATCATGACTTCAAATAAGATAGTTATTGATGCAGATGAAACTTCAACTGCGACAGCAGCTCAATCACCAACTTTGACCGATACTGCCCTAGCAAGTGGAGCAGTAATAACTGTGGATATTGACCAAATTGGATCAGGAACAGCAGGAAAAGGTCTAAAAGTATATTTAACAGGTTATCAATCCTAAATACTTCTCTAATTAAAAATTACCGTCATTTTATTGTAAATGGCATTATTTTCCAAAAAAGTATCTGAAGGAACTGTAGAGGTTATCAATGAGGATCATGGAAAAGCACTCATAAAGAGTTCAGATGGGTTTGCAAACACTTTCGAGCCTGAAGTATCATTTGATGATTTATTTTATGTAAATGACCATGATGCTAGATTGAGTTTGGCTTGTGACACTTATGTCCAACTGATATTAGGCTCTGGGATAAAGATAAAGACACAGAATAAAAAGGCTTTAGAAAAAATTAACAAGTGGCTAGAAGCAACTGATTTTGAGAGAAAATTAGAAGATGCCATGCATAGCCTAGTAGTAACAGGAAATGCAATATTTGAGAAATACCCTGCTTTAGCAGATGTATCAGAAGTTGATATTACAACAGTAAAAGAGATAATAAGAGATTCACATGGTAAGATTAAAAAGTATATTCAGGAAGTAGATGCAGTTAAAAACGAACTTGATCCAAAAACAATAATTCATTTGAAATTCTCTAATAGACACAGAGAAGTTTGGGGTAGAGGATTATTCCAATCCGTAGCAGGAACTAGAATAATAGACGGAGTTTATGAGCCTAGTCCTATTACAAGTATGTGGAAAGTAGAAAATGCTATGGTAAAGATATTTGAATCATATGCTAGTCCTATGATGCTTATTCACTTCCAAGATGCAGGTGAACAATTCATTGAGAAACAAGCAGAAGCCTTTAAAAATGCAAAACCAGGAGCAAAGATATTAACTGACAAGGAATTTGATGTAAAGATATTCGAAGTAAACCCTGCTTCAAAGTTTGATGGTTATATTGACCATTTGCAGAAAGATGTTATTGAAGTAGGCTCACAATTCCCACTTCAGATGTTTAATGCAGGTTTTACAGCAAGAGCTTCATCAGAAACAACCGATTCAGTAGTATTGAGAAAGGTAAAAAGAATACAAAGACGATTAGCAACCCAAATAAAGCAGGAAATCATTGATCCTGTCCTTAAAATCAATAAAGTTGATCCAAAAAAGGCAGATGTATCAATAGTATTTGAAACTGAATCAAAATTCGAGTTGGGAGCAGAAGAAATAGAGAAATTGTTTGAAAAAGGAACAATAACAAGGAATGAAGTAAGGAAATATCTTAAAAAACACACAATTATTGATTTAGATGATGAAAATGATGGCGATACACCACCAATTACATCAGTTACACCAACGAATGATTTACGAACGAATCAACCTGAATTTGATGAAAAGTTGGAAGAATTGTTAAATCTAGTCAAAGAAAAGATACCAAAGCCTAGAGGTAGGCCTAAAAAACAGTAATTCTAGTGTAGAATTGGTATTTTACTTCTAATAATTAATAATTATTAACATTTGGTTAATGGTAAAGAGAATATCAGGCTTGTTAGCCTTACCAAGAGTTAGTAGAAATGGTAATTTCTATTATCCTGAAGAATTGGCCAAAGCTGATGGTAAAGATGTTCCTTTGAGATGGAATCATATTCAAGATAATGAGGGTATTATTGGAACAGCACATTTAATGTATGATGAAGAAAAAATGCAGATTAATTATGAAGCAACAGTAGATAATCCAGAAATAGAGAAACAATTAGTAAATAAAGAGTTTAAAGTAAGTCTAGGAGCAGAGCCTGAAACAGAAGAAAAGATATGTCACAAAGAGGGTAACTGTTACAATGTTCCATTAGGTTTAAATTTCAAAGAAATGTCAATAGTTGAAACTCCTGGAATACCTGAAGCAACCTTAGACGTTATAGAGTATTTTACTACTGAAAATGTTAAATTTGAGAATTGCGTTAGTGATTGTTTGAAAGATAAAGCAGATAGTGGCAAGAAAATAGATGATCAAGCAAAAGCAATTTGTGATTCAGAATGTAAGAAACAAGAAAATACTTCTGTTAATAATATTAATAACAACAACACTTATATGGCAGAAGAAACCGATACAAAGGTTACTGTGAATACAACGGAAGATCCAAAGACCGAACAACCTCAATGTCCAGAAGGACAAGCATGGAAAGACGGTAAATGCGTTCCTGTTCCTACAAAAGCCCCAGAGGCAGAAGCAGAAGCAGAAACACAACCTGTCCAAACAGAAACTCCTTCAACTCAAACCGAGAAAGAAGATTGTGGTTGCGACAAGTCCGAGAAGAAAACCAATGTTGAAACAGAGATTGATGCAAAGGTTGATGCCAAACTAGAATCCATACAAGATGAGATTCGTGCAACATATACTCCAAAAGCAAAGATTGAAGAAAACGCAACTCCAAAAACTTATGTTGAGGAAAACGTTGACGAACAAGTTTCAGAGCTAAAGAAAGTTTTGAAAGGTAACAGCGTAGTTATCGAAATTGACAAAGAGGACTTTTACGAGGCCAACACTGTCAAAGAGAGATCACCTGTTACAGAAGGAATTACCACAAGTGGAACAATTCCAACAGTCAATGCAAACAGAGATATAATTGTTTTACCAGGTGGCATTAGTGTTAAACCTGTAAGACAATGGACACAGTTCAAACAAATCCCACAGGGTAACGACAAAGTTCGTTTCTACAAGATTGACATACCTGCATTTGCAGATATTACAGAGGGTGGAAGCGATATTAGTGCTTCAACTCACACTTTAACGAGTGTAGATGTAGCAGCAGATACTCCAAGAGGATTCCGTCAAGTAGTAAAGAAAACAGAGATTGAAAAATATCCTGCAGGTTTGCTCGAAGCAATCCGTTCAACTGCAAGACTACGAGCTATCCAAGACGAAGCAAGTATCATCTTAAAAGATGTAGCAACCCCAGCAGCAGCAGCAAGTGGCACAAACACTTTCATAGCTGGCAAACATTTAAGAGCCGACACAGGTGCAAACGTAACTTCTACTTCAGAAGAAGATGCAGCAGGTGAGTTCTTGAAAGAGGGTGTCGAGTTTGGTCGTCAAAAACTAGAAGAAGCAGGTTATGATGTAGCACCAGGCAACGTTGTCTTGGCTATCACACCTAGAGCTTTTAGAACATTAATTTCTGATCCTGACATAGCAACTTATGTGCAAAATGGTGATCCAGCTATCTCTCAACAAGGTAGATTGGAACGATACTTAGGTGTCGACCTATTTGTTACAAACACATTAAGAACTGCTAACAACTCATATAGAAATATTATGTGGGTTAAAGGCAAGGCTTTTGCAGTTGCTTCAGGAAGAAAACTCGAATTAGAGTTTGACAAGAACATTGATAACCAATCCGTATCTGTAGTGGCAACACACAGAACAAACGGTGGAATACTCGATTCAGCAGCTTACGTTGTTCTTAGTAGCAAACAAGATTAGTCAATAAGGTTAGACTGACAAAAAACTTCCCTTATCTTTTTTTTATTTTCATATAGTAATGGATACCGAAGAACGTATTTTCCAACGAATAGACAAGTTTGAAGAACGTCTTGATGATACATGTAATAGGATAGAAAAGATTGATTCTTATATCACATTAGACAGAGAATTATCTGAAAAACGCTTTAATAAATGGGTATCTGCTTTAGGCGTTATCATAGGTGCTATAGGCATTATTTCAATAATTGACTACCTTTAAATAATACTTCTTTTCTCAATATTCAAAGGAGTGATGGATATGTGGTCAACAAGATACATAGGAATAATCTGTTATGGATTGGTATCGGCACTTTTGATTGCCAAAGACGTTGTAGCTGATATAGAGGGAGCAGTATTGCTCTTAGCACCTGTAGCAGCATTCATAGCAGCAGATCAGATAAAACACAGAAGCGAATAAACTTCTTACGTTATTATGTAATAACACTATAACATGATTACGGTAGCGTATACCCTTCTTTTTTTCATTTGTTGTATGATAGTATTTGCAGGTATAGTAGGCATGGCCAATGCAAATATGTATAATATAATTCATGGATTGAACTTTAAAGATAATCCAAATGTATGTATAATGCTACCTGACAAATCAGAAATTACTAATTGGAAAGAAATAAGAGATGTAACTATAGATTCAGTATTTGATTGGCAACATAAACTAGAAAGATCAGGTGGTGATTGGGCATTTCATATATTAATATTTGAATGGTATGAACACGCAGATAAACATACTAGCGATTTTGAAGAATGTAACATATTCATAGTATTTGAGAAATTTAATGATAATGATAATGCAATAGGAACTACATCATTTGACTTTAGCAAGTCCTGGCATAAATGGGCATTTATAACAGTCTATACAACAGGTTATAACAATCATATAGAGATTGATATATCAAAGGGATTAGATCATAAAATTGAATTGAATGTTCATAGAGAGAATTTTCCGATTGAGAGCATAGAACGGATTGTGAAGCATGAGTTTGGGCATGGAATCGGATTGGAACATTATTACAATACTCTATCATGTCCTGAAAGTTGTGAATCTGAATCAATAATGTATCACTCATTTGATCCCTTTTCAGATGTATCTGTAGAAATAACTGATCTTGATATTGAAATGGTTTATTTGATTTATGGTGAAAGTGGATTCAAATATCCATTCCCTGATTGGATTCCCTTTTTCTGTGGAATTGATAGGGGGGCTATAGTTTTATGTGATTGACGGTATTTAATATCCTTTGTTAATATATAATGAATAAAGTCATATTCTAGGTCGAAATTTTTATCATCAGTAGAAGAACTAAGATATTTATCTGCATTTTGTAGCCATAAAAGGAACATAACTTCTTGTATAACTATTGTTTAATAAAGATGTATATGGTTTACGGTAATACTTCTGAAGTGCAGAAATTGGTGTGGGGTAACGTAAAGGCTTCAACTCCTGCAAACGTTTCAACATCATTACAGGTTGCAACCACTAGAATAAACAGCGTTTTGAACTTAACAAGTGACTTGACTACAGTTCCAGATAGAATTGACACTATAGCAGAACTTTATGCTGCAGGACTTATACAACAAGCCAGGACAGGTAGAGAATCTCAATTTGTTAGACAAGCAGAAGAAATGCTTGAAGCAGTAAAAGACCAAATGATACCTAGTCAAGAGGGTAATTGGGGTAACGTGAGATTTGTATGGTAGTTTGTGAAGTTTGTGGCGAAACCATAACAGATGATGGCAACAATCAGTATGAGGATCATTTAGAGTGGCATGGCCGTCACGATTAGAAACCTTAGTGGCGATAGGGAAAACCTTGACAAAACCCTAGATTATCATTTAACAGAAGATTGGGTAAGTGGAAACACAAACAGCATAACTCCTGATATTGAGAATGGAACTGATGATCCTGATTTCCTAGCAAGACAAGATTATACAGGCCCGAACAAGATTTACATAAACGTAGTAAGTAGGCAGAGAGCAGAAGATTCAGATAACGATCCAAATGGTGATGCCTCACATTATTGGCGAACAGAAATATCATTTGATGTTTGGGGCGAAACAATGGAAACACTATCATTAATGGAAGATGAAATAAATAGAATAATATGGGAAATAGCACCTGATAACTCTACCAGGTTAACAAAGTCAAACGGGGCTAACAGCGAGGCACAATATTTTGAAAACTCTGAAATAGAGTTTAACAGAATAGAGCCTGAGGGGGAATTAGATACTAATCCAAGTTCACAAGGTTTCTTGCTTGTTGCATGGTTTAAGGACAAATCTTAATACTTCTCTTTATGATTTTAAACTAAGAAAAAGAATATGGCAGCACATAACGTAACTACCAAGAAAGATATAGTTAAGCCTTTACAATATATTCAGGAAACATCAAGCATATTAACAGGCCCGACTTCTTATGGAGTAACACCAACTTCAAGTCCAGGTTTTACAGCAGCAGGACTTAACACAGAGATAACATTAAACCCTGACATTGTTCATCAAGATGTTGATGTTCTAGGATCAGAAGATGTAGTTGATGCAGTAAAAACAGGCGAACTTTATACATTTACAATGCGATTTAATCCAACTGACACACTTTTACTTAATTATGGTCTTTCAGCAAGTGGTGGTGGATCAGGATCTATTGATGCTTCATTGTCATTCATATTTTCAGAAAAACTAGATAACACAGAATATTATACTATTTTAAAAGGTTGCTTACCAACTTCTACAACTCTATCATTAGAGAGAGGAACTTGGAACGCAGATATGACCTGGATTTGTAAGGAAATTACAACTCCTGCAACAGCTCATGGACTAACTAACCCAACTTTTGTTTCAATCCCAACTGCAAGTCCTGTAACTCATACAGATGCAGGTAGTGATCCTTTCACTTGGAACTCTGTAGCAAGACCTGAAAGAAGATTCTCAACTACAGTAAACAGAGATATGTCAGTATTATCAGTAAATGGTGAGCAAACGATAACATATGCAAAACCAACAGCAAGAAGAATAGAGTTTTCAGTTGATTGCTTTGTAAAAGACACAACATTGATTGGTGACTTTAAATCAAAGACAGCTAGAGCAGCAACATACAAATTCTCATCAAGTCCAAGTAAGACATTAACATATACCAACTGTGTTTTAGCAGGTTGGTCAAGTTCTAAATCTGCAACTACAACAGATGCATTTGTAGAGAGTATAACAGCTCGTGCAGAAGGCGTATCTATAGCATAGTTTATTAATAGCACTTATTATTAATAATTAAGCATGGAATTAGATTTAGAGAATGGTTGTATCAAAGTTCGTGATAATTTAACTTATCATTTTAAGGATATAGTAACAAGAAAAGAGTTAAAGGTTATAAAGGAACTCCGTAACAAACATGAGAAGCTAGAAGAAAAAGGAATTGAGAAATTAACTCAAACAGAAGTAGAGAATATTGAAGAAGAATGGTTTAATACAGTATTACCATTAGGATTAAAAGATTTTAAGGAAGAAGATTTAGATACTCTAACAGAAGGGGAAATAAGAGAGATTACTGCTTCTACATTTGTTTTTTTAACAAAATTTGGATCAACAGATTTGGCGAGGCAGTTCGCTTCCTCTACGAAGGAGATCAACAAGAACGGACAAAAGCAGTAGTTGACTTTCCTGAATTAACAGAATATTCTATAATCATATCAGCTATAAACAACGGGTTTGGCAATCTTTCAGATATACTTCATGTAAAGGAAAAACATGGATTAGATATAGTGTCAGATTTGAATAAAGTTCAAAGCATTATTAATAAATTAAGAGAACAAGATTCAGAAGGAGCTTCAAGAGTTGGCTAGAATACAATCAATGAAGTGGGTAGGATTGGATAAATATAAGAAAAACTTACAAACACTACAAAAAAACAAAGTGAAGCTAGTAAACGAATATTTAAAAGAGTTTGAGGAATTAACATTAAAGGCAATAAAACAGGCAGCACCAAGAGCTACAGGATCATATGCTAATTCATGGCGTGTTGTAAAACGAGGTGACAACTTTATTGAAATAGATACATCTATGCCTAACGTATTTAATTGGTTAGAAAATGGAACTAAACCACATGAGATACTTGCTAGGAATGTAAAATATATGCATTTTTATTGGGATAGAGTAGGTGAGGAAGTTTGGTTTAAAAGAGTAATGCACCCTGGAACAAAGGCTCAACCACATATAATTCATATTTCAAGACTATTAGATGATGTTATGGGGCAGTTAGTAAGAGCAAAATTGAAAAGACATTGGAAAACATTTGATCATATTGGAATGTCCAAACAATCAAATCTTACAAAAACAGTAGGTCTTACAGGAACTCATAGATCAACGTTGAGAGGTAGGGGTAAAATATCTTTAATTAGGGTAAGAACAGGAAGAAAACAGTTTAAACGTAGGCTTGGTAGAAGAAGAAGAACAGGTCAGTTTATTAAAAAGGCAGATGTTGGATAACTTCCTATTATTGAATGGTGTATTGTTAAGTCATGGCTAGAAACGAAACTTCAAGACTTGTCATATCTGTAGATATTAACAAAGCTACAGGGCAGATACAGAAACTTACACATCAGTTAGGTCAGATGGAAGCCAAGACTGTTAAAGCTAGTCAGGCTACAGATAGGTTAAAGACTTCTGTTTCATCAACAGGTGATAAAGCAGCAGCATCAGCAGTAGGATTCCAAACTATGACACAAGGTATGCTTAACCTTTCAACATCAGCAGTTCAAACATATACTTCACTTACAAACTTAGCTTCAGCAGAACATAGAGTTTCTATGGCAAAGATAGGTGTTGCAAGAGCTCAAGATTTGTTAAATGCAAAGCAGTTAAGATATGATGAATTAGTAGCAAGAGGTATGGGAAATTCTAGAAAAGCATTAAACTTGATGAAAGAAATAAACACAGCTACAGCAGATATGGTGGTAAAAGAAGAAAAACTTAGAATAGAAAAAGCCAAATTAAATGATGTTTGGTTGTTATTTGGGGCAAACATAGCAAACGTTACAGTTTCAATGGTGCAAACAATAGCAACAATGAAAACAGCAGGTATATCCATGTCGGTTTTAAGAGCAAAGACAGCAGCATTAAATTATCAAACAGATGCACTTATAACAAGAACAAAGATGTTACCTGCAATATTTACTACAGCAGGTAGAACAGCTATGATGTCAGCTTTTGGCACAAGGACATTAGGTAGTGCATTTAGAGGTTTATACTTGGCACTTGGCCCGATTGGTTGGGCAATAACAGGATTAACTATTGTCATGTCAACATGGGATATGCATTTGGGTAAAGTATTTGGAAGTATAGAAGAAATAACAGGTGGATTATTAGGATTATCAAATCAAATGGAAGAAGTTGATGAAAAGTTGGGTGATGCAACACAATCAACAAAAGGTTTGGGTGAAGCTATGGAAGGAACATCAAAAGAAATTCCTAAACTAACATTTATAGCAGCACAGCAAATAGCATATTTATCACAGCTTTCTGCAGGTTATCAAAACACAGCAGATAAGATAGCAAATTATAATGCACAATTAATGATTGCCCGAAGTGTAGGCAAAGATGTTACACTTGTAAAGCCCCCAGATTTTAGGGGTGGGGGTGTAGCAACCCCCCAAAACACTTGGGGTGTTACAACTGATCCAGCTAATATACCAAGTTGGATTCCTACAGCAGAGGGAGCAGGAGCAGAGCCTTTATCTGTAGCACCACCAAAACAAAAAGCAGTAGAACAAATTGGTATTACTGCTTCGCCACTTGGTAATATAGAACAACAAATTGCTTATAGGGGATTAACACCTGATCAGAAGTTTGATGTATTAATAAAATTAAAACAAGCAAATTTAGATCAACCAGAAGCTTTAGATACAATAGATGAATTTATGCAAAAAGCCATGAATGAAAAGACAGCAGAAGCATTAGGAAAATTACCAACTTCACAGGCTTTAATGAGAAGCCCATCAGGAACTAACTTTGGGTTTGGTGCTGCAGGTAGTCCATATACGCCTGAATTTTGGGGTAAAGAGTTTTTGAGAGAAAAGACAGGGTATTCTAGTGGAACAGGTTTAACATTTAATAGACCTTCAGGTGTAACGTATATAGGTGATAAACCACAAATATTAACAGGCAAAAGTATTAGCGGGCCACAATGGGAAAAATATATTGAATCACAAAGATTGGCTATAAGAGCAGGTGCTAGTTTTGACTATGGAACTAATACAGGCATGGGAATAGGTTTTGACTTTAGAGATAAATATGGTAACATAATACCAAACCACCCATTATTATTAGATTATTATAAATCAGGCAGAAAACCAATTAGTCATTCAGGAACAGAATCTGAATGGGATTCTGCTATTATTGCTTGGGGTGGTGGATTAAAAACTATTACACAACAACTAGAAGAACATAGAAAGTCAGCTAAAACATCATTAGGAATCACATCAGCATCACAAGTTGAACAAATTAATGCACAAAGAGCAGCAGATAACGCAGAAGTAAGACAACAACACGCAGATTATTATAAGGAAATTTCTTCAACAGCAACAAAAACATCAACCCCAAGTATAATCAGAGATCATGGTAGAAGAAAGGTAGGCATGTTAAATGCACAAAGAGGTTTGGGTGGGGCAAGTGCTTCAACAATAAGAGGGCAAGCTAGTAGATATGGAACATTAGATCAGGATTTACAGGAAAAACTAAATGAAAATATACAAGAGTGGCAAAAATCATTTGATGAAATGGAAGATAGAATGGAGTGGCGTATTGATTCTTGGCGTTATATGAAAAGATGGGCTAACAGTATTGGTATAGGAACAGCAGAAACACAGAGAGAAAGAGATGCACAGCGTATGCAAACTGCAACAGGATATTCTAATCAACTACCAACATTATCGCCAAGTGAAGCATTTAAGATAATCAAAGATGAGTTACAAGGCGAACAAACATTGATAGATATGTTGGCATATCAGCAGCGAATGGAAGGCATGTCAACGGGAGTAACATAATGTCACTAACACCAAACTATGATACAAACCCATTAGAGCCTAAAATCATAATTACTGATAGAACAGGAGTAGAGAAATACAGATATGAAACATCAACAACAACTTCATCAGTATCACCACAGCAAGATTTCAAACTAAGGGAACTCTCAATTCACATGGGTGTAAATTCTGATTATGGATATTGTATTCTTAAAATAGATGATCCAGATAATACTTTGACAGATACGGAAAAGGTAAGGCGTGATAGTAAGATTGAAAGACAATGGGATATTCAGATATATCTAGGCAAGTCGCAACCACTTTTACAGAGATGGTTTTATGGTAAAATATATGATGTTGATATAGTAAGACCTGCTACAAACAGGCAATCAGTAGTATTGTCATGTGTTGGTTGGGGTGTAATATTAAAAGATAGGGTTACAAACATCAAAAGGTTTCAAAGTAAAACAGCAGATGGTGTCACAGTAGATTCAAATGATACATCAACAAAGATTTCAGAACTCTTTAAAGATGTAGTAGAAGATGAGGATCATCAGGCAGATCAGGGATTAAATAATACTGATTTGGGAATAACATCAAATGGTGTTATAGATTTAGATTTAAAACTACCTGACTTGCAAAAATCATATGCAACATACGCAACAACATTATCAGAATTGGCTTCAACGGGAAATATGATGTGGGGAGTTGATGCAGATAGGGATTTGTTTCTGCGTGATCCAGGAAGTATTGATTCAGGATTCTTATTTACAAACAACCTGTCAGGCGATACAGCACAGAATTGGGATTCATCAAGAATTGGATATTTATTAAATGCTTCAAACTCTTGGCGAGATTCATCATTTGATTCTGCTTTCTCAACAATTCATGGGCTTGGTAGCAATAGTGTAAAGATTGATCAACAGAATAGTGGTAGTGAAAATGCTGTAAGACAATCACACTCATCATGGATAGGAATACCATTTACACCTGCAACTGACAATATTGGAAAATTGGCAATCAGAATGGCCAAGACAGGAACACCTGCAACCAATACAACATTTGAGATAGTAGGAGTTGATACAGGAGCTTCAAATGCTCCAAAGAGAGATAATCTTAGAAAGTCAATATCCATAACATCAACAAAGTTACAAACATTCAGCACATCAGGTGATTGGGCAGAATTTAGCCTAGATGAAAAGGTAAATGTAAACCCAGATGATCCATTAATGCTAGTCTTACACAAGTATGGTGATTCATCTCATAATTATACAATGGATTATAGAACAGGCACAGGAACATTTTGGACTTCAACAGATGGTGATTCCTGGTCAAGTGCAACAGGTTTGTTTAGTATGAGAGTTTATAATCAGAAATCACTTCAAATCATATTGGAAAATACAAGGGCAAAAGCAAAATATGGAACTAGGGAAAAAGTAGTCAATTTTAGTGGTGGTCAGGAAGAAGCTACTGCAAGGGAAGCCATGATAAGTGCAGGTGAAGTATTGGGTTTGGAACGAAGATTCTATTCACAAATTACAGTAAGTCCACCAACATTAAGAATACCATTGGGTTTATTTTGCAGAATAGTAGATTCAAAGACAGGTCTAAACACAAAGGCCAATATAATGACAGTAGATGTTACATTATCAGTTCAAAATAATTCTTCAATAGTTGGAGCAGATAGAATATCATTGGGATTAGAGGAAGTGCATTATTAATGACAACAGATATTAACAATTATCTTAGAAGTGGAAAGACACTTGACAGGCAAACACTAAACAAGATATTAGAATCACTACAGGCAAATAACCCAGAAGTCGAACAAGATGGATTAAAGGAAAAGATTGCACTAGCTCCAGAAATGCATGTGAGGACATTTTCAGTAGAGGAAGCTGGTGGGGCAGATGCAACAAACGCATTAAAATCTGAATATAGAAATAGAGATGATTTTGCATTTACTTTGACACCAGGAAGCAAGGTAACATATCCCGTAACCAATTCAACTACAGGAACTATAACATTTCCATTAACAGATTTAAAACATGGGGCAGAGGGATATTTTGACGGAAGTTCATACATAACGATACCACATAACACAACAATAACCCCACAAACAGCACACTTTGGCATGATATTTTGGTTTAAATCAAACCGTCAAGGTGGGGCAATATATTCTAAATCCAACGTGACTGATGAAAACCCTGACTTTGATTCTGATGATTATTTGGCAGCAGATTATCTTCAAGAACAACCCTCTGAATCAGGAATTGAGGTAATTATTGATCCTGCATTAGCAGATAATTATCTAACTGCAAACTTTGATACTGATGATTTTGCAACAGCAGTAGTTCAAAATTCCGTAAATTGTGAAATAGAAGATGGAACTGATACGGTATCATTAGTAGCAACCACAGCGACAAACATATTTGACAATAATTGGCATAGTATATGTATAAATTCAACGGTATTAACTGATGCAGATTACCATGCTGATGATTACCATGCTGATGATTTTGAAACAGTAGTATCAGGTAGTGAGGTTTTACAGATATTCTTGGACAAAGTATCAATAGGAAGTGTATCTTCATCAGTAATAGATAATCTGACTACCACAGTAAATGCATATGTCGGAGCAGATAAATCAGGAACTCGAACTTTACAGGGATCATTGGCACATTGGTTTTTGGAATCAGCACCTTTGACAACTACGGAAATAGCAGATTTTCACGACAAGGCAAGAATGACTACCAAAAATCAATTAAATGCGATTCAATTTGTCACAAATGAGGCTAGTAGTGTAAATGATGAGGTTTATTAATACTTCTCTTTTTAATTTAATAGGGAATATATAAATATGGTCTTTGATACTATTACAGGCGATTCAGCATCAACTTCCACTAAATTCGGTGGAACAGCTTTAAACAAGATTGGCAATTTCTTGAACGGTGGTGGATCAGAAATAGCCTATATTAAAGATGATGATATTGTTATTACCGATCCGTCAACTACAACCAAAAGAGTAAGAATAGATGCAGGAACTGTTAGTGCTTCAAATACTAGGGTATTGAATATGCCTGACAGAGATGTTCATTCTAATGTATTTAACGAAGTCATAATGTTGGCATGTAGTGATGAAACTACAAATCTAACAACAGGAACTAACAAGGTAAAATATCGTATGCCTTTTGCTATGACAGTAACAGGTGTAAGAGCTAGTGTAACAACAGCTCCTGTTGGTGCAACAATTATCGTGGATATTAACGAAGCAGGAACAACTATACTTTCAACAAAACTTTCAATAGATGCTGCAGAAAACACATCAACCACAGCAGCTTCAGCAGCAGTTATTTCAGATACTGCTTTAGCTAATGATGCAGAAATCAGTATAGATATTGATCAGATAGGATCATCTACAGCAGGTAACGGATTAAAAGTCTATATCGAAGGCTATAGGACAGGGTGACATAATCATGGTTTGGGGCAATATGTCAACAGGTCAATGGTTAGCAACTGTTGGTGGAGCAGGAGCAAATCCTTTTTGGCAAGTTCTTGGAAGAAAAGCATTAACAACTGCAGGTGATACAATTACCGTATTAGGTGATGAAACAACTTTAGGATCAGGAACAACACCAAGCTCATGGACTGAATCAGATTCAAATAGTAGAATTTCTGAATCGAGTGGAACAATTACATTTTCAAGTTTAACAAGAGAAGCGACTGTTGCAAGTATTTCAACAGATTTAGGTGCAAATACCGTTAATGCATCAAAATGGACTGTAAGATTTCAAATTAATTTCTCTGCAATAGCAAATGATTCACAGATTAATTTCTATTTAAGTGATACACAGAATGCAAGTTCAGCTACTAACCAAAATGCAATAGGATTTAGTATGTATGCACAACCAAGTAATCCAAGTTGGGTTTCGCAAATAGGTTGGGCAGATGGCGAAGCATTAGGAACATCTAATTTAAATTCAAATTCGAATTATACTGTAGCTACTTCAACAGATTATTATGTGGAATTTTGTAGAATTTCAACAACAAGAGTTAGAATGATAGTTAGAACAGGTAGCCATACAGGAACTACACGAGCAACATGGGATATTACAAATGCTGATATTGCAAATGTATCAGAGGACATTCGATATTTAACTTTTGCAAATGCAACAGGATATAATCAAGCACTAAGCTGTGTTGTATCTAATGTTACATTTCATAATGATTCAGCAATTTATGAGCCTGACCTTGAAGCAAAACCATACTTGATGATTATTCCTCATGTTTATGATGTAGGAACAAATCAGGTTTATGGAGCAGGAACTTTTAATAGTGATGGTGGAAGCACCTACGCTAATAGATGGTCAAGAAATGGTGGATCAGATACTACAAATAATTCGCAAACATCAATGGTAACATATTTTGCAGGTGCAGCATATGGTGAATTTGGTATATTAACAGTTAATAATCAATCTGATCAAGAAAAAATATTAATATCAAGTGGTGGAGCTGCTGATGCAACAGGAGCTGGAACAGCACCTAAAAGACATGAGGGCGTTCATAAATGGGCTAATACATCAGATTCAATAAAGAGTTTTACATATACGAATGGTGGATCAGGTGACTTTGCAATAGGATCAGAAGTAGTAGTTTTAGGTTATGATCCTGCAGATGAATCAGGAACAAATGCATGGGAAGAATTAGCAAATGTAACATTAGGAAGTGCAGGTGATAATCTTTCTAGTGGAACATTTACTGCTAAAAAATATTTGTTAGTTCAGGCTTTTATGGAAGCAGATAATTCAATTACAGGAAATATAACATTTAATGGATCAACTTCAGGCTATGCACGAAGAAGAAGTAATGATGGGGCTTCAGATTCAACCGATACAAGTGCTTCTGCAATAGATGTAAGAGGTGGTGAATCCAAAAATAGATTTGAAACATTGTTTATCATAAATAAATCAGATAAAGAGAAATTAGTTATTGGTGAAATGGTAACAACAGCAACAGGAGCTGGAACTGCTCCAAATCGAACAGAATATGTTGCAAAATGGGATAATACGTCTAGCCAAATTACATCAATTAATTTTGCTAATTCAGAAAGTGGTGGTAACTATAATACAAATTCATCTATCAAAGTATGGGGTTTTGACTAATGGCTTGGACTAAATTAGGATCAACAAAAGTTAACACTACTGATCATGGAAGTGATAGCACACATAATCAATCAACAACTAATGATGTATCGGGTATTGGTGGAGATCAAGCTGATGGTGGTGGTGGATTTGGTCAACAATTCAAATCAGGTCATACATTAATTGGTAAACCATTAAAATCAATTACATTTTATCAATATCTCACATCTAATGCAGGTGGTAACTATTCACACCAAAATATGACAGCAAAACATTTCGCAGGAACTGATAAAACAACAGTTAGGGCTTCAAGTGGCACAGTAAGCACATCAACATTAACAGGAACTGCAGCAGCAGTAACATATACATTTTCAAGTCCTGCAACAGTAGAAGCAGATGATTGCGTTTTAGTAACATTACCTGCCAATATAGGAAATGATACAGAATCATTTAAAGGACAAATTAAAAGTAGTAACGAAGATTCAGGTAAAGGTTATTGGGTTACATGGGCAGATAATGGATCATTTGATCTTCAAACAAGTAGATCAGCAAAATATAGTGCAGTATATACAGTAGCAGCAACAGATACAGTTACAGTAGATAGTTTGACAGCAAAGAAAAACTTAATGATTCAAATGACTGTTATACCAAGTGGTGACTGTGATAATATTATAAGATTTAATAATGATAGTGGCAGTAATTATGCACGAAGAAGATCACAAGAAGGGGGTGCAGAATCAACAGCAGTTTCACAAACAGGTATTAATTGGGAACGTGATTATGATGAATTTGCTTTTTCAACAATGAATGTTAATAATATTTCTGATGAAGAAAAATTAGTTTTAATGGAAAATGTTACAAATAATGGTAACGGTGCAGGAAATGTTCCTAAAAGAATTGAAATGGTTTGGAAGTGGGCTAATACATCTAATGCTATTACAAGAGTTGATCTTATTAATACTCAAAGTGGATCATTTGGCGAGGGAACAGAGGTAACAGTATATGGAACTGATTGACCTTAAAAAAGAAGCAGGGGGGGTATCAAAACATATCAACCTACAAGCTGATGCTTGGATAATGACAGGTTGGAAGTCTAGTGAAATATCATTTAAAAATTCAAGGATCATAGAAGAACATGAGAAAATATTACAAGAAATATATAACTGCCAGGCAAATCCTGGTAAGACAGTATTACCACATTATGTTGAAACAGGAAATAATATTCTTACAACTGCAGGACTAACAGAATCAGCAAAAAGAGATACGGGTGAAACAAGCTCAACAGTAACTCATGTTGGAATTGGAACTTCAACTGTAGCAGAAGCAGAAAGTCAAACAGGACTACAATCTGAAGATAGTGGTGGATCATATGCAAGACGAGCTTTAGCTTCAGCAGGACAGCGTAAAGTCACAAATCAAACTGCAAAATATGGCATGTTATGGCAAGACAGTCATGTAAGTGCTGTGCCTTTAGCAATATCAGAAGCAGGATTATTTACAGCAGTAACAAGTGGAATATGTCATGCTAGGATAGTTTTCTCTACATTTACAATGTCAAGTGGCGATCTGTTTGTAGTTCAATGTAACGAACTTCATCAGAATGGTAGTTTATAGAAAAAGAAAAGGCATCAATGCACGAGAAAACTAACAAAACGTGGTTGAGTTTTGGTTATAGCTCAATCTAGCCTTTATACAGTTAATATATATAACTGCCCATATAAATCTTTGTGTAGTTTATTACTATTCATAACTATTATTTACTAAGTGGCAAAAAAAACATCAGGGATATATTATGGTCAAAGGAATAAACAAAGAGGTCAATCTGACCTGGAAACCCTGATAAAACTAAGAAATCATATATTCAAAAAGTGGAAGATCAGGTGGATAAAGAGAGAATGGTATCTATGCTTTGAAGATGAACACCTAATAAAATGGACAGAAAATCCAACAAAAGAAGATGTAAAGCAGTATAAGATAAGAAACCCTGATTTACTACTATGGAGTAAAAAGTTTGGCCTATTAGTAATTGAGGTTGATGGAGCAGTTCACGATAGAAAGGTATCAAAGACTTTGGAAAGAAACGACCAATACAGAAAGGCAAATATAAAATTCATAGTCGCAAACTTAGCAGATTTGAAATTTCAGAAGCAAAACATCAACGACTATATTGATGAGCAGATAAGCATATTTATATGATACCGTAAATTACGGTAATATATAAATGTTAGAATGTAAGGGTAAATGTGATGAGTATAAGATACACATCAATACTGCAAATGCATATCTAAAATATGGCAGATGCACTACTTGTTCTGACGTTGGCAAACATGTTTGGATTTCAAAGTCACAGATAAGATGCCCATGCTGTAACTCGATACTTAGAAGAAAGCCAAAGAAATCGGAATATCGTAAAAAATATATAGAGCTTAATAACTATTAATTATTAATGAATAAACCATGTATAGTTTTTGACGACAGTAAATCACCAACTGCTTGTCTTGCTGAATGTTCATGTGGTATGTGTGATTTTTGTTTTTGGGCATGTGGTAGTGAATGTGATTGTGGTTATTGCCAGGATAAGATTATAAACGGGTGTTATGATAAAAGTCTTAATTATGAACTTAAAAACGGTGTTCTTGTTTGTGTAGGACATAAACTTCAGAGATTAATTTTAGGAATAGTTTAATGCCTAAAATAAGATCAATATCTGTTAGAGAGTGTGACGAAGAATATATTGCCAAAGTAGATGAGATGTGCAAGACATATGACATTACTTTTTCAAGAGTTACAATCAAGGCAATAAAATCATATGTTGATGATTCCATTGATCCATTAAAAATAAAAAATAAGATAGAGAACGATCAGCAGTTTAAAGAGCAACTTATAAATATAATACGACCATACCTTAACAATGAAGCATGAGTTTTGTCAAGAATGTGGTCAACATATTGGCTTATTAAAAGGCGATAAATATAAACAACAGAGAACAGCTTGTAAACTGAATAGACATACCATAGTCATGGTTGATTATGAGCCTAAATCACCTGAAGTAAAGCCTGGTGAGATAATGAAAATGCAGGACTATACACCTGATCTGAATAATCAGTTTGCAACATTTACTTGCAGAATAATAGCAAGGGGTGAACTTGAAAATTATTTCACAAAAATACATTATGAATGTCCTATATGCCAAAGTTCAGAAACAAGCCAATGTGACGAATATCGCAGAATAAAAACTGCTCCTAACTGTAAGAGCTGTGCTGTAAGAATGATTGAACGTGATGAATTATCTGAAGTAGATACCATAAGGACATTAATGCTACAAGAGCCTTTAGACGAGGCAGTAAATATGACACCTGTTGTATTTGAAGCTGTAACCACAGGTAAGATTACAAAGAAAATCTTTATCGGGAAAGATGTGAAAACAACAGGAATATTCAGATCAGTAAAGAAAAAGAAAGAGAATACAAACAGAATAGTATTTGATATAAAAAAGATAAAAAGCATTGAAGAACATGAGGACTTGTTACCAACTGATGAGGAGTTGGAAAAATTTAAAAAGACTACAACAGATCAACTTGTAGATTCATTTGCTCCCGAAGTTTTTGGATTAAGAAATGAAAAACTAGCCCTGCTTTACTCGTTGGTTAGTGGGAATAAGGTTGATGATCTTAGAGGCGACATTAATGTATTATTAGTTGGTGATCCATCTACTGCAAAGTCCAGGCTATTAAAGTTCGTATTGAATGTCACACAGAAATCTGCATACGCACTTGGTAGATCAACTTCAGCAGCAGGATTAGTTCTTGGTGTTGACAAGCTAGCTGACGGAAGAAATATTGTAAAGGCAGGAGTTGTGGTATTATGTCATGGTGGTTGTGTTTGTATAGATGAGATTGACAAGATGAAAGCAGAAGATAGAAGTGCGTTGCACGAAGTCATGGAACAGCAAACTGCTTCCTTGCATAAGATAGGAAGTAACCTTACACTTCCTGCAGAAACAATTATAATTGCAGCAGCAAACCCAAGAAGTTCAAAGTATGATATTAAAATGTCAATAGTTGACAACATAAACATGCCACAATCACTGTTATCAAGATTTGATTTAATATTTCTTGTAAGGGATATTCCAGAGGGTGCAAATGACAGGGCAATAATAAAACACATACTCAAAGTAAGAAAGGGTGAAAACAACTGTGAAATATTGACAAAGGAAGAACTTACAAAATACATAAACCATGCAAGAAAACTAAAGCCTGTGTTCCTGGAAGAATCAAGACGAATCATTGAGGACTTTTATATACAGATGAGAAATGAAGAACAGGATAGTGATTCATTAACTGTTGATTGGCGAGGGCTAGAGGGATTGGTAAGACTTTCAACTGCTTCTGCAAAGTTAAGATTCTGCGATAAGATAGAAAAAGCAGATGTTGAAAAGGCCATTGAATTATACAAAGCCCATTTGGAATCATTCGGTATGAGAACACCAGGCGAAATGGTGCAACAGATGTTACCACATGATATGAACAAGAATCAGTATGTTGTGCATACAATCAACGCAGTAAAAGATGAAGATGGTTATTTCTATATGGAAGATTTGGTTGGCGAATTATCAAAGTCAGCAAAGCACTTTAAGGCAGATGAGGAAGTTGTAAGAAGATACCTACAGAAAATGCATGACACAGGTTTATTACTATTAGGCAAGAATAACAGATATAAGTTTGATCCCGAAAGATGATGAGTTTGAAACACCAATACAACTGTATAGAGATTTATGCAAAAAATACAAGATGTTTCCACAAATTGATGCAGCAGCAAATGAGAATAACACATTATGCAAAAAGTATCTTAAAGATGGACTTGAAGAAGATTGGACTGAAGATGTATGGTGTAATCCACCACATTCTATTACAGGATTATTTGTTGAAAAAGCATACCAACAATGGCGTAGGCAAAATATTAACATTATGATGTTCATACCTGCTAATACAGTATCATCAAAGTTTTGGCATAAATGCATAGAGAATCATGCAGAATATTATGCTCAACCACAGGGAAGAATAAAGTTTAACAAGAATAAAATACCTACAAAGTTTCAAGCTAGAAATGCATATATGGTGGTGATTTGGCGTAAGCGATAAAACTTGCAAGTTCTGTGGCGAAACAGGACTGTCATGGGATCACGAACATCATGCTAGAACGGGCAAGTGGCGTTTGTCAAGACATAAGGGTTGTTCTACATCATGGATTAAGCGTGGTAAGGATAGATGTCCTGCTTGTATATACAATGGAAACCCCGAATGTGATCCAAGACAAGACGGACATTTTGCAAAAATGTAGTTTATTAGTATGATATGATCACAGTAAATCATTGGAAGAAAAGCGTTTAGCTATAATTCATGCAGAGAACTTTGACGAAAAAGAAATCAAAGTATTGAAACGAAAGCTTGAAGAAGCATGTGAGGATTGGGAAAACACAACAATCCTTTTGACACAAAAGCCTATAAAAGTTACAAAGATGAATGACAGTCAATGGACAGAGTTCCAGGAAAAGTTCGAGGTTAAAAATGAGAAATCTAAACAAAGCTGAAATACAAGAAAGGTTTGACAACCACCGAAAACTACATGAGTTTGAAGTGGACTATCTATTTGATTGTGATAATCTAAGCAAGGAACAGTATAGATGGTTGATGAAAGGCTACAGAAATTTCATAATCTTTGATATAGAATCAATAAACTTTGATGCTCGAATGGGGTTTGTAATATGTTGGTATGCATTGAATTGGGATATACTTACTGACAAACAAGAAATGATATATGATTGCCTACTCCCTGAAGATATGAAAAGGGGTTATAAGACAAAGAACTTTGACTTTGATATTCGTATTTTACAAACACTAGCTGATGAATTGTCAAGAGCTGATATAGTTGCAGGACATTATATTTCAAAGTTTGATCTACCTTATGTAACTGCTAGGTGTCACTTGACAAAACAGGACAAGCTAGTTCCATCATATAATGAATTTAGAATAATAGATACCTGGCGAATAACGAAGAATAAATATAATCTTTATAATTCAGGTGGCAACAGTCTAAGAAATGCAGGGAAGATAGTTGGTGGATATGACGATAAGACTTCAGTTAATTTGGACATATGGAAGAATGTATATTACAAGGATCACCCAAAATGGAAAAGCAGTATGAAGTATATCTGTGAACATTGTGAGATAGATGTATGGCAGAACTTTGACGTTCTTCTTAAAGAGATGAAGCGTGTAGCTGTCGGTGGTGCAAGTGTCTAATGGAGTGTGTTTGTGGTATATGCTTTCATTGGGAAGAAGAACAATGCAGGAAAGATGAGTGTGAGTGCTGTATAGAACTCCATGAGAAATTTTCTTCTGATAAAAAAATGGTGGTAAGTTGATATATGCCGAACTTAAAAATAGATTTTCTATGTAGGAAAGATGATAATAGGGGGATTTACTATGAATCAACAAAGAGGGCATTAATATACTTAGGTATGCATGAGGATATACATGACATATGTAAAACAATAAACCATGAAGTCATGCATCATTGTCTTGCTGAACTTGAAGAAACTGATGATATAGATGAATCACAAGAAGAAAGAGTAATCTTTTTATTACAATGGGCAGATGAATATATAGAATGATGTGGAATAGATTTTGGGATTGGTATGAGAAACAACTCAAAGGATCATTAATATTCCTATTGATCATTCATATAATACAAATTCCTCACATGGCATGGAACGCTGACATGTATTTTGAAATGGGAAACATAAGCAGAATACACCCTGTAATTGACTTTCTATTATACGGTGTTGATTTAGTCGAACTTATTAGTTTAGCAACTGTAATATCATTGATATACACACATGGCATACGCCACAAATTACGTTAGAGGAAGAAACTTTGAATACTCTGTCATGGGATTTTTTAGAAAGAGAGGTTACTATTGCATGAGGGCATATGGTAGCAAGGGATTGTATGACATAATAGCAATACCACCTTTTGTTAAAGAGCATTGGTTTAACTTTCCATTGTTAATACAGGCTAAGTTAAACGGATATGTAAAGCCTGATGAACGAAAGAGATTGAAAGAAAAGAAATGGCAAGGCCAAGTATTGATAGCCTATAAGGAAAAGGGCAGAATAGCATTTAGAACTACTGATGATCAGAAGATTAATATAAAGTCTTTAGACTTAAAGGGTAATGACGACTTTGGAAAACACAATAGTAGATAAGACCACAGTAGTAAAAACAGCAGAGCCTCTGCACTTAAAATTAGAGAGGTTTGCAAAGGCTTCAAAGGTTGCTGTAACATTGAACATTGATCCAAACAACCCAATATCATTGGATCAGTTAATGTTAGGAATTGCAGATTCAAACACAAAGTATGCTGTCGAAGCTTTTAAAACAATGTGTGTTGAACAGATGGGAGCTGTTTTGACTGATGATTCGGGTGAGCCTTTGAAAACATACACGAGTAAGGAACTTGTTGCTATTCGACAAAAACATTCCTGACCAGGCATACAGGACAAAAGAAAGACCATGCCCTAGAGGGTGTGGTATTCCTATTTATTTTGAAGCTAGATATGGTAAAGATGGTAACATTATAACTAAAGATGGTAAAACACCTAACGGTATATTTGGTAAAGAAAATAATGTCAAATGGTTTTGGCGTGAAGCATGGAGTAAAACGGAACATTTAATAGAGGGAAGTTGCAAGATACAGAACATGGCTACAGAATATAAAACCATGAAATCAAAGTATGCAGGAAAATGTTTTTCTTGTAACGACAAGATTGCAGTTGGCGAACAGATTAACTATTGGCCAGATAGATCAAAAGGTAATCAAGTTCAGCACACTAATTGCACACCTGTTGGAACGGTTGATAAAGTTGTTGACCAGGCAAAGCCCACTAGCTATGCAGAAGTTCAATGGAGCAATCCAAGTCCTGAAGTTTTGGCTAAGTTACAGCATTTGATAGACCAGGAAGAAGAATTTGAAGCTACAGCATTAGAGATAACTTCAGATTTACACCCAAACAAATCAAAACAGGGTGATTCATTTGGTATGATTGTCAATGCAAAAGAGGGGCATTTAATACAGATTGCCAAAATCAATGCAATAAACAACCTGACAGAACAGATTGCTAGATTGGTTGAGAAGAAATAATCTAACTTATATACCATATATATAAACATATTGTATGGGATATAGTCAGAAGAAAACCGAGAAGATCATTAGTGATATTAAAACTCTTGTTGGATCAGCAAACACAAAGCTGAAACCCAAAGTCCTAGAACTAGCGAAAGAGTATGAGGTTGCCATTAATGAGCAAAATCCTTTCCTGGTTGGTAAAATCAAAAGATTGAAAGAGGCAAGTGATCAGAGAAAGAATGATGAGAAAGTCACACCACAAGACATAGCATTATTATTAAACAAGATTAGGGAAGAACACTTTGAAACATTAAGTCAGTCATGGCTTTACAGAGTATTACCTGATAAATTCAAACACAAGTATAAAGAAAAAGAGAAACTAATCAACGCTGATGAAATATCTGAAAAGAATCTATATGTTATCAAAGATGATATACTAAGGCGTATTAGAGATATGGACAGAGGATTGAGCAAGGATATAAAGATAAAAGAAACCAAAGATGCCTTAGAGCAATATGCTAATTGGGATTGCTATGTTGCAGCAGAATTAGCTAAGCTAGCAATCAAGATGGAAAAGGAACACAAGGAAAAACATGACAAATCAATATGTGCCAAAGTCAGCAAACATGTAAGAACTGCAAGAGATGGCAGATTTGCAACTCCATTGATGGACTATGAGGCTATGATTGTAGCTTCAAATGCTACTACATCTTTAGCCCATGTTGTTGAAGGCCAATGGGAGTTCAAGTCAAGATGGGAAATAGAGGAAGATGAAAAGAATTGCAGAGAATGTCTTGATCCAATACAATGCAGAGCAGAGAAATGTAAGCATGTATGTCACAGAGTTGTAAAACCAATGACTACTAAAGGATTAAAATTTGCGATCAATAGTGATTCATATCTGAAAGAATTGGACAATGAAATGAAGAAACTTATGAATGATGATTGGAGTGATTTATGCCCTTTCGCAAAGATATTGTTAAAGAATCAGAGAATGGACAAATACCTAAAACCTTATGACAAGAAAAGAATACTTGCTAGTCATATAGATAAAGATGAATGTCCTCAATGTGAATCGTTTATTGACGACCACCCAAACTTTTTTAATAAGGATTAGTCGTAGTAGACACATGACAATAGAGTTTACTGCAAGAGAATGTATGGTGTTATGCAAGATATTAGAAACACACCAATACCCTGACAACCAGGAATTTATAGAAGAAGTAACTAAGATAATGGATAAACTTCTGATAGAGAGAGAAACTAAACGAAAATCAGAGGATAATGGTTGAAGTAGAATTAAACATAACAGATTATAAAGTTTTAATGGGTTGGTATGAGATCGCTTTTGCTAGTAAGGATAAGGTAGCAGATGTTGACAAGGAACTTATGAATAAACTGTGTATAATGGCCAAAGCATATATAGAAGAACTCAAAGATGTTGAGAAAGAAGAAGATTAATATATGGTATGGTTGATGTATAGGGCATGAATGAAATAGAGAATATACCTGTTGATGAGATGATAGATTATTTAATGAGTAACTACCCAGAAGATGTGATTGAGGCAGTTCTTAATGAGTTTCCTGATAAAATAAATACGGGTATAATAAAGTCATTCTTCAAACTTATTTACTATGGTGATGCGAAATGACATTTGTTGAAATTAAAGAGGCTAAAATAATTGCAAGAGAGATAGCAAGAAAAAAAGGTCTATATGAAAAGATAAAAGAAAAACCCATGTCAGAAAGTGAGGTTAAAAATTGGTGGATAAAATACACAAAAACAAAAGAGTTTAAAAGATTATACGGAGATAAAATCCCTGTTGATTGGTGGAATTATTACTCTAATGAAAACATATGGAAAAAGATGAAATCTAAAGAGGAATCGAAATGACTGATTGGAAAGAAACTTTCAAAAATGGAGTAAAGAAAGATACAGATAATTGGAAAGACAAACTAGCCAAAAGACAACTTGATATGTTCCATGAAATGATGTCTATGATAGGCTATCTCAACAATCATGGTATGCCACCAAAAGAATGTTATGCTATGTTGAGAGTAACATTAGACAAGGCTATTGAAGAATATCCAAACTTCAAAGAGTTCTGCCAATGGTTTGGCGAAAAGGGGTTGATTGATGTTGAAGATTGATGATGAATATGAAGAAAGAGCCGAATGGAGTTGGATTACCTGGCAGAAATGAAAGACATATTTCATTTGTTACACAGTCATGGCAAGTGTGATCATTGTGGTATGAAATCACAGAACAGAAGTTATTTAAAACTGAATGTAATATTATTTTCTATAGGATATGCTATGGCTTTACCAAATTTAATAATAATAATATTGAGGTTGTAGAAATGGCATTAAGAAGTCTTAAAGAACGCATTGAATGGTGGGAAAACAGAAATACACCTGAACTTTGGAAAAGTATAGACAAGGAAGATAATGATGACTAAAGATGAGATTAGACGACAGATATATTGGATAGCCTCACAGATACGAGAAGATAAAATATCAATACATTTTAAACAAAAGGAAATACAAAAACTAGCAGAGGAATTATTATGAATATGTGTAAAGGACAATGTAAATATTATGATAATTCTAGGCCACAACGCTATGTATTTTTAACTCATGCCAGGTGTCGTATATGTGAACATTGGTTTCCAAAGAAATACAAACGCTGTCCATGTTGCAATAATTTACTAGCCATTAGACCAAGATCAAATGATAGAAAGAGGGAATATATTGAAAGTAAAGTTCGCTACTAACAAGATAGACAAGACTTTGTATAGGCAAATCATATACAAATATGTAGCTGAACACAGGGATAGAGGAACTGATTATGTCATAGAAATACACCCTACTGATAGAACAAAGGACTTTGGCATGTATCTTAGCAATAGAAATACTGTTTTAAATGCAGGTATGCCTCATGGTGTTACAACCAGGAACTCTTGTAAAATATACATTAATGATATAGAAGATTATGGTTTAATAGTCCTGCAAAATGCAGGGGTAATATGTCATGAACTAGCACATCTTATTTTAATTACAAAGTATTGGAACAACAAGCAGAGAGTTCCTCTAAGACATGATGATAAAAGTGGTAACAAGGCAGGGAAGTTACTTAACATATGGACTTCTGAAGTTCATGACAGAGAAACAGAGGGTAGAATGAGATACATGACTGTATATCGAAAACTATTATA